TGACGCTCGGCGTCACATTGACGTCGATACTGGCGGGAATGGTGCTCATGGAAACGGGCTCCGGATGGAATTGGGGGGATCTGTCAGGGATGAGTGTTTTGCGCGCGAGGGACGCGCGCGCGGGTCGCTGGCCGGTCAGCTTGCCGCCGCGGCGTCGACGACATTGACTTTCAGCGTGTCCGCGAACTGCTGCGGCACGGTCACGGTTTCGTCGACCTGCAACTCGACGTCGACCAGCCAGCGATTTTCATACTGCTGCTCGCCATCACTTAGCGCGAGCTGGCGCGGCTCATCCGCGTAGAGCGGTGCGATCGCGGACGAGAGCTCGGCGAACAGCGAGACCCCGTATTCATCGCGCAACAGCGTCGAGATGATCTGCGCGAAGTTGCCGCTGTTGGGCCCGTACACATCGACCTGAACGGCCAGTTGTACGGATTCCGTGGTTTCCTTCGTGCCGGCTGCCATGGCCTCGGAAGCGACTTCCTGACTAGGCGAAACGAAATAGGTGCCGGTCCCGCCGGTACCGGAACCGAAGGCCTGCAGCAGCGTGCCGACGGCAACCCCCACCCCGAAGATGCGGCCGCCTTGCGCAATTGCGCCGGTTTTCAATTCCGTCACCGTCATCGCGTTGCCGTCGATTGAGGCGGTGAACGTCACGTCGGTCGGCGTGTCGACGTTCGTCGAGAGACGCGTCCGGCGAAGCGGTGTCATGGTCACGTAATCCGAACCCACCGGCTCGGGAACGCGATTGTCCTGCGCCTGGATGACTTCGACGCCCGTCGTGAGCACGCGCGTGTCGTCGGCTCCGCCGATCGTTTGCGCGATGCTGATCACATAGGTGCCGAGGCCCCCGGTTCCGGTACCGAACGCACTGATGTACGTGCCATAGGTCACGTCCTGGCCGAGAACCGGATCCCCGAGGCTGATCGCCGCGCTGCCGTCGAGCATTGACGCCACGGTCAGCATGTTGCCGTCGATCGAACCGTTGAACTGCGCGCCGCCGGCCGGCAGCACGGCGAGCAGGAACGACCGAAGCGTCGCGAAGACGTCGGATTCGCTCGGGGAAATAGTGAACATCAGGCCGCCTGATCTTGCAGCGTCACGGCGCACTTTGCCCAATCGGCCCATTGCTCGAGCACCAGCGCGACCAGCCACGTGCCGGCGTTCGGGCCCGTCGCGATCTTGATCAGATCCCCGCCCTGCCGGTTGATCCGCTTCACGCTGTCGATGGTGCCGTTCAGATAGATCGCGCGGCGGATGCCCTGGATGTTCAAGCCGTCCAGATGCACCATATCGTTGTACTGAAGCGCCTGGACCTGAGCCCGAAACGGGAGGTTGTCGTATTTCGGGACGCGGTTGCCGTCGGCCCGGGTGTCATAGCCCGCGCTCACGCGCACGGTCGCCGCGATGTTCGGATTGACCGCGCGCGTCTGGCCGTTGGCGATGCCGCGCAGGTTCATCACGTCACCTCGGAGCCGACCGAATTCTTCATGTGGCCGGTCCAGTCGAGCGGTTTGGTCGAGACGCCGCCATAGGACTCGCCGGCTGCCACGCGCCGCGCCGCCTCGCCGACATCCTTGCCGGTGATCTCCTCCGGATGGTTGCCGAACATCTTGCGCAGCATGAGCGTGACCGGGCTTAGCGGCGGCTGCGTCGTGTCGACGATCGACTGTTGCAGCTGCCCCTTTATGCCCTCGCCCACGATTTCGAGCGTGGTCCGGACGTCATAGTTGTTCTGCGGCAGCAGTCCGCCAATTGCCGGCGCCCATTCGTCCGACTTCGATGCGATCATGTTGCGGAAGTACGGCCGCGGCGGAACGTTCGCCCTCGGCGCGCCGAATACCTGGATTGCCGCGACCATCGCAACAGAGGTGCCGTTCGGATAGGTCGCGCCCTCGAGGAAGCCGACGCGCAGCTTCCCGGGCTTGGCGACCTTTTGCGAGATCTCGCGCAAGGCCGCCTCGAGCTTATCGCCACCTTTCAACGCGGCCATCGCCCGCCCCCTCCGACGCCGCCCCGCCATGGCCCGGCGCCGACGACGGGCTTCTTATTCGACAGGTAGCGCGCCCCCCGATAGGCCACGGTCGCGGCCCAATAGGCGCTGCCGTAACGCGTTTGCTGGAACCATTGCGCGGTGCCCGGCGGATAATCGTTCTGCGCCTGCACCGACACCGAACCTTCGGTGGCATTGCTGATGCGGCCGACCAGCGGCGGGGCCGGCTCACCGTCTGCCGACGGCGCATTGAGTGCGGCAATGTGCGCCGTCAGCATATTCATCAAGAGCAACTGCGTCGCCGCGTCCCGCACGGGCCCGGTGCCATCGTTGCGCAGATATAGCCCCGCCTCACCGAAATACGCTTGCGCGGTCGCAGGCTGGACCTGCGAGAATTCCGGATAACGCGCGATCCATTGCGCGTAGCTAAATTGAACGATGACACCCATGGGCCTGCTCCGCCTTCACCTGACGTCGGCCTTCCCGATCCCGATCTTGCCGGTGATCTGCTTGATGCGGCCGTCCGCATAGACGGTCTTGCCGTTCTGGATCGTTCTCTCCGGGTTCAGCGGCTCGAGGCCGGAAAGCACACCCTTTTGCTCTCTTGCCTGCCCGGTGACCATCGACTCCTTGGTGTTCGCAAAGATGAGGCCTGCTTTGACCGCCGGATGTTCTTTGTTCTGCTCCATCCATTCGTCAAAGAAATCCTTCGGCACGTTCGGCGTGAGCGCGTAGCCGCCGATGATCAGATAATCCCGGGCCTCGCCCTTCGGCACGGCAGAACCATGGATCTCGACCGTTTCGCCGATTTGCTCGGCGCGCTTGATTTCCCGATATCCCGTCGGGGTGACCTCGCGGTCATCGATCATTTGAAAATTGCGCAGCAAGAGACCGTTCGGAAGCTTGCAAGCGACGGTAACGACACTGTTTTTCGTGGCCATGAATCACTAACGCGGAGACGGCTCGCGCCGCTCCGCGTTTCCCAAGGCTAGATTGTTGATGGAGGAAAACCCGGCGCCAATCAGACGCCGAGCATGGAGACGAAAGCGACGGGCATACGGATGACCGCGCCCCAAGTGCCGCCGGTCAGCTTCTGCTTGAAGCTCGACAGCCCTTTGATAATCGCATGAGAGCGCATCTTCTCATTGAAGGAGCAAGTGCCGGTTTCCTGGCCCTCGATACCCTCCGCGATCATCTGCACGAGGTTGCCACCGGCAACGCCCTGCGGATTGGCCGGCGATTTCACGCCGTACTGCACCGCAGTTTCGAAGCGGATGTTCGGGAAGTTCTTCTTCAGCATGTCCGTCACGTTCACATTGAACGTGTTGGTCGCGGTCAATGCGACTTCTGTCGCCGGGTCCATCGCCACGACAACTTGAGCCTGCTTGTCGACCAGGCCGCCGGTCTGCTTGACCAGCTGATAAAACATCGCCTGGAAGTCGGCATAGATCTCGTTTGCAGTCGCGACGATCTGGCCGTTCTTGATCCACGCCACGCCGCCGGCCGCTTTCAGCGCCGGGGTGAGCGATGGCCCGAGATTCGGATCGTTCAGAAACCCGTAGTTCTCAAGGCCACGAATGCCGAAGAAATACGAGAGGTTCTGGAACTTGTCCATGACGGTCGCGGCCGCCACGTCCAGCTCGGAGATCCAGTTGATCCGCGCCAGACCCGCACGCTCGAGCTCGCGCTCGCCGTATTCCTTGATGGTCTGGAACAGATATGACTGACGCTGCGGCCAGTTGGTGTTCGCGCCGGCGTGACCGTTCTCGGAGAAGTCGCCATAGCTGGAGACTTCGCCGGTGTGCTCGACCACCGGAAACAGCGCGGTATCGTCAAGCCAAGTGCCTTTCTTCGTCTCGCCGAGGATCTTCGTGGCATTGTTCGGGGCGAACAAGATTTTGAAGACCTTGGGGTCGATGAAGTTGGTCAGCTGGAACGGAACGGCCGAGTTCGGCGCCGTGGTCAGCGTCGGCTGGGCATCCGTGGCCATCTGGATCTCGGCCGCGGCGTCCATGGCCAGCTGATAGTTGTGGCCATAGCCGTCGGGGACGTACCCGATGACGTCGGGCAGAAAGATGCCCCGCTCGGCCAGATGAGCCTGATCGGCCCGCCAAACGGCAATTGCCTCTTGCAGATTCATGATTCTCTCACTCCGCTTGATGCCGGTTTTTTCTGGCCGGCAAGACTGTTACGATGTTGGAGGGAAGCCTTCGGCGCTTAGCCGTAGGGCGTGGCGTCCATCTTCACGAGCTCACCAGGCGCGCCGGCCGATCGGGCGAAAAAGCTGGTTTCGATCGCGGTGCCGACGGTGATCGTGCCGGACGCAAAGGTCTGCGTCGGATCGACCACATAGGTGCCGAGCCCACCGGCGCCGGTGATGAACGCGGTGATCGAGGTGCCGGCTGTGATGCCGGCCGCCGTCAGCGCGTCGCCAACCGCAAGATGGCCAGAAGCGATCGCGGTGACGGTCAGCACGCCATAGGTCGCGTTGATCGCTTCCCCTTGGACGTTCTGCTCGCCGATGTTCACGGCATAATCGCCGGTGCCGCCGGGAACGCCGTCCAGTTGCTCGACGATCTTGGTGCCGGCGGCAATGCCCGCGCCGCTGATCGTCGCGCCCGGGTAGAGCGTGCCGTTGGTGACGGCGCTGACGTTCAGGATGTTGTCGTTGATCGAGCCCGTGACCGCCGCAGTGGCCGCGGCGATCGCGCCCGTGACCGATGCGCTCGGCACGCTGCCGGACGGTGCAAACGACACGGTGCCGTCGGCGTAGCTTGCGAACGCCTTCATGCCCGGAAGCGCTTCGGTGTTGCCGTTGTTCCGCACCCAGAAGCCGGCGCGGGCCATCAGATGCACCTGGAAGCCCTGCGGAATGAGCATGCTCGATTCCTGCAGATAGCCGGTGATGAGGCCTTGCTGATCGCGGTGGACGAAGCCAGCCGGCGAACCAGCACCGAAGTTGTTCGCGATCGCGGGCGCGTCGTTCGCGTCGACTTCCTCATAACTGAGCCATGCAAAGCGACCGACGATCAATCCGTTGTCGCCGGCGACCAGGCCACCGGGGCCAGCATCAACCGAGAAGCGCGGATTGGTGTTGCAGAAGTCGCCTTCAATGGCGGGCGCCGGCTGAGTGTTCACCACTCGCTGAAAACCGCTCATGGGTTTGTCCTTTCAAGTCAGATGTTTGCCAGCCGAAGCTGGCGCGTTGGTTGATGGAAATCTCGGCGCTTAGCCGAGCTTGATGCGGTTGGCGTCGGGGAAGCGTTCGGCGAAGCTCTTGGCGCCGGCCGCGTCCATTGCCATGCTCGGCTTGGGCTTCGGCTTGCTGCCGGGCAGCGGCTGCATGTCGAGAATGGTCGGCAGCGCCGAGGCGTGCACATCCTTGATCTTGTCGCCGAGGCCCATCGCGGTGAGCGCGGCGCGATAGACGCCCTCCGCGCTGTCGCACGCGATCGCGAGCTCACCGACATACGGGCGCACCTTGCGCTCCGCGTCGCGGATATCGCGCTGGTTCTTCGTGACTTGTGCAGTGGTGTCGGCAACCGCCTTTGCGATCGCCGCATCCATGGCGGGCTTGTCGACCATTTCCTTGTCCTTGTCTTCGTCGAGCGCTGGGGGCGCGTTGGGGTCCACTTCGGGATCTTCATCGGCAGCGCCGCCGCCATCGATCATCGAGCAGACCTTTGCGATGTCCTCATCGGACAGCTTGCCGGTGAGGAACTGGCGGACGCCTTCAGCACCGGCGTCCATGGTGGTTTCGTTGGGGCCTTTGCCGACAACCGGAAGGCCCGCGGTCCCGTCATTGTCCGCGGCCGCTTCCGCCGGCTCGACGCCATCCAGGCTGTCGAGCAGCGCCGTGACGTCATCCATCGAGGCGTCCTGCGCCAGCTTGCCGGCGGTGAGCGCAGTGAGGCCTTCGACGATCGCGGGCTTGCTCGCCTTGAAGTTCTTGGACGTGACGCCCTTGAACAGCGGGGCCAGATCGATCTTCGCGTCCATCGCCAGCTTGGGGCGCAACGCGATCATCAGCGCGCCCATGGCGACGGCCCCCTTACGGGTCAGCAGGTCTTTCTTCGACATTAGAAACAACTCCTCGAGTTTTGGGATAGCCGCATCACCGACGACGACATCGCTGCCGGCGCGGCCCTCGCGGACGGTCGCTACGTGGTTTCCGACGATGTCCCGCATGACGCCGTCATGGGCTTCGCCCTCATAGGTGCCGGGCGTCATGTCAGCGCGGTAGCGGTACGCTGCGGACAATTCTTTCTTGACGCCGTTCTCGACGTCGTCGATCGCATCGCGCGCCCAGATCACCAGGCTGTTGCGCAGAAACGGGGCTTCGAAAACCGCATCAGTGCCGGTCGAGCCAATCACCAGGTCCGGGTTGTGATCGTCGGCGGTGACGGGCTTGTGCCGCGAGAGTAGCGGGACGTTGTTGAAGGTCGACGCGGCCTTTGCGAGCTCATCCGGATCGCGGAGGAGCTTGTAGACCTTGTCAGGATTTAGCCCGAGCGCCTGCCAACCCGGGATCTCGCGGCCGATGTACGGATTGACCGCGGCCTTGCTGATGTTCGTGATTTCGACGTGCAAGCGACCATCGCGGTCATAGGTCCGCACACTCGCGCGATCGAAGGCAAGCCCGTGCTGCGCCTCCGCGCGGTGCTGGCGCTCGGAGACAGACGGCATAGACAGGCTCTTACTTCTTCGCGGGCGCTTCGAGCTTTGCTGCCGGCGCCGGGGCCTCGCCCTTTGGCGTCTGCGCCTGCAGCTGGTTCTGCAACTCGAGCAGCAGCGGGGCGGCCGTCTCATAGGGCAACTTCATGATGCCCTGCCCGATCGTCTGCAGGTCGCCGCGCGTGACATCGATCTTGACATGATCGGTTGGCGCTTGGGCGAAAGCGGCAGGGACAAGGGCAAGCGTGAGGGACGCAGCAAGTGCAAGTTTCGGCATCATGACTCCTTGTGTTAGAACAGCTCGGAATTTCCGAGACACGGCGGGCTGTCCGTTGATTATCCGGCTCCAAGCCGATGCTATTGCCCGGCGAGAAATGCGCGGTCGGGGACGCCTTTGATGTCCGCTATGCCGCTGGCAGCCGAAGGAAAGTAGCTGTCGCCGATGGTCCCTGATGCCTCCGCGTTGCAATGCGCACACGCAGCGTGGGCGGTTAGACATACAGGGGACAATTATCGGACAATCGAGTCTCGCCAAAGATCAAGCGAATGCGACACAATAACATCCTTTGATTGTGCGTTGGTTCACATGCACGTCGCGCCGAACAATCTACCAATACTCCCACTCTAATTGCTAACCATGAAAGGAAGACGCGATGGCAATCCCACTTCCTGATGCGGTGACTGCGACGCAGAACGACTGGCGGTTTTGCGTAAAGTGCTTGGGACTATTTTGGAACGGCAGACAGGATAATGGCTGGTGTCCTCACCCCGGTGGCGGAGCACACCAAGCCATGAGTTGGGACTTTTATCTTCCTGCTGATCCGAGCAACGCAGTGGAGCAGCCGCCCAATCTGCCAACCGGGCCCTGATCCGTGCGCACGCGCGGCCGCCAGTAAGCGCCACGTTGGTGCAGCTGTGGGTCCAGCGCGGTAGCAGTTCGTGAGACGTCCAGCAAATAGCGGGAGCGGACGGCGCCCTTGGCGGCTGGCCGACCACAGCCACACCGCACCACGCTGTCAGACAGTACCGCCGCTTTCGCTCATCTTGTTAGGCGATTCGTAATTCGCCGTTGGCGCGGATGTGGGTGTGTCGAGGGACGCGTCCCACTCTTGAGGTCTGAGCAGGAGACGCCTCAGGCTTACTTTCCTTAGCCGCTCCAACACTATATCCCGCATTTCCCGTATCACGAGCAGCATGCAGGCGTCAGAAACGAGCTTGTGCCTCTGACCGCCGGACCTACCGGTCTTACAGATGATCGACTTGAATGCGCGGTAGCGCTCAGCAGTAGAGAGATCGCCACGCATGGTCTTAAGATCGTCTTCAAATTCGGCGGGCATCCGACTCTCACAAAGAAAATCGGTCAACATCTCGCATGAGTCTGAAAAGCGGCAACACCCATCAATCCAAGATACTTTCCTCTCCTCAAATTCCTGCACAACGTCGTGGAGATATTCTTGAGAATATTCAATTACTGTTCGTATTCGTCGCTTTCTCTCGCCATCGAATAGATCGGGACGCGTCCGAATGATGTTACGAGTCTGCTCGAGCTTAAGCTGAGTGTTACTCAACTCTTCCATCCGCGCAGCGAAAAACACAGCATCTACTTCATTTCCGTCGGTGCTTTGCCTGAGACGTGAGCGGATCATTCGTTTGGATTGCTTGGTTGAGCGATACAGTTCGTCAACCTGCTTGATTAAATCGCGCAGTGAGGAGAGTTCGGAGTCTTTTCGCGCCGCATTGTCACGCAAGCGCGCAATTGCAGCTGTGAGGAGGGCGCCCAAAACGCCTACGAGGAAAAATTGTATAATGATCTCTTCGCACTTTCCTTTCGATATATTCTCTCCTTTAAGCGAAGCCGTAAAGGTGCCAGACACGCCGGCCTGCGAGTGATCAAGTTGCTGAGCGATTGAGCTCGTTGACGTCACTATCAGTGCCGCCCCAACGACAAGCGCCAAGCACAGGACGCGCTTGTTTAGACCCACCAATGTCCGCGGTAGACGGAGCATATTGCGCATATCCGCGCTCCTCTGGAGTTCGGATCAGGACACGTCTCTATCGAAATCTACCAGAACTTGCGGGAACACAATGTAACCTGCGTCACAGTAGGAGCGACTGCGATTGGTCTTACATCGCTCCCTTCTTGGTTAGAAGAATCGGAGCCTGCTCTCGATCTTCGTGATGCGATCCGCGAGGGATGGTTCGAGGACCGCAATCGCCGGCTGAACCACGGGCTGGACCTTCGGCGCGAGCTTTTCCGCGATCGCCTCGCCTATCTGGTCGGTGTATTCTTTCAAGCCTCCGGCCGTCACGAAGTTCGCCGCCTCGAGCTGCCCGATGCGGCCGTCCAGCGCGGTCTGCGCATCGAGCATGTCGTGCAAATCCTGATGCAGCGGATCCACGCTGGCGCTGAACTGCGTTGCAACCTCTTGGCGGAAGGCTTAGATCGTCGCGTTCACCTGCCCCGTTAACTGAGCCGCCAGCTCGGCGAAACGCTCGTCGATCGCGAGCACGCTCGCCGCGGCTGCTCGTGCTGCGACCGGTGGGGTGTCTGTGGGCGCAACGGGTTCTTTGGCTGCCGATGCAGCCGGCGCTTTCGGGTCAGGCATGGCTGTTTCCTTAGAGGGGTAAGCTCGTAGAAGCACGGATGTCGGCTGTTGGGGCTAAGCAGAAATCTTATACTTGATCAGAGCTTTACCGGCTGTTGCCCTAAGCCGATCCCCGTGAGCTCAGGCGCCGAGCATGTGATCCAACTGACAGAGATAAATTGCACAATCGGGTATCGTCGCGGGCGTGAAGATGCCCTGTTGTATTGCGTTGGTATGAAGAACCTCGATTTTTCAGCAGCCCAGCTTCAAGTTCAGCCTACGAGGAGGGCTTCACCATGCCGATCGGAGACAACCTGCCGACCCAATCTGAGCGATCCTTTCTCGACCTTTTTGAGCCGCCGCCACAGTTGATTGAACCGGCCGTTCGCGCCTGCCGCTTATTCAACACGGCGCTGGATATCATTTTTTACGACGTACCGACATTGGCCGCTCAGCTCGCTGAAAAGGACGCGCCCATGCGAGCTCGCGAAGAGAAACCTCCTTCCCGCATCGTCCAGTTCGATGCACTCAGTGACCCTGAAGGCTCCCTTCTGCTCATCGACGCTAATACCGCGCCCTATGTGCACAGATATACTAATGTGGAGCGGTTCCTCACTTCACCTCACCCAGAAACGCGCACTGTCGAGATTGTTACAATCACGGGGGTCGGAAGCTCGGCGCTCGGCAGCGGCGCGCTCGCGTGGGACATCTCGATCGCGCTAGGAAGATCCGTGCTTGCTATCGTTCCGGGATATGGCATGGCGGACGTCATTCTGCAGGCGCTCGGGGGCTGGTTCGGCTTCGGCCTCTACGACTATCTACATGCAAAGAGCCTAATCCAGAACGCTCTCGCGAATGCAGCGCCCCGGACAGCGAGCATCGGCCGCCAACTGCCCGCGTCCACGCCGGACGCGAGGACCCTTCACGGCGCGCCTGTCTTTCGCAACGGCTCCGGCTCCTCCGACGTGCTGCACGCCCTCCTCCTTCATCGCGAGGCGCCGTTCAAGCTTCTCGTTGGACACAGCAAGGGTGCCCTGCAGATCGGGAATGCGATCAGGTCCCTTCCACCGAACCGAGCGCATGGACTCGACATCGTGACGCTGGGTTGCCCGATCTCGACGGACGTCAAAGGCGTCACCTACTACCAATACCTTGGACTGTTCGACGCCCTGGGACAGCTCAACATGTGGGGACACTGGCCGGACCAATGGCTACCAACCTGGCACAGCACGAACCCCATGCTGCCACCCGCAATGGCGGCGGGGAAAAGCACGGCTGACGCTCTGCGAGGCTCCTGGCATCGCGATTTCCTCGATCTCGCTTGCGAGCGCAGACGGCGTGATCGCACGAAACAATGACGTTTGCCATTGGCCCGACTCCGACTTCCGGCGATATCTGCTTTTCGTTCCGTATTGAAGGCATAGCGGACGTAATTCTCCATCCTCACGAGAAGCCAGGAATGACCGATCGACTGATGCAACGGCAGTTGATCTCCTCGCCGGGAAAGATCCAGCGGTTCACGGCCGAGTCCCACATGCCTTTGTTCACGTCGTATTTCTTGCCGTTCATGGCGACGTGAGTTGGCCGCGGATGCTTGCCGGCGCCGGAGTGCACCCAAATCGCTTGCGTGATGCCCAGCTCATCCTGGCGCGCCCGCGTCATCGAGGCGGTGGCCTTGTTGTTCTGGTCGCGCGCGATGAAGGCGGCGCGCCGGCGGGTGACACCGAACTGCTGTTGCAGGTCTTGCGTCAGCTGCGCGAGGTCCCGCCCGGTCTGCACCGAGCGCATCACCAGGCCCTCGATGTTGGTAAAATACCGGCTCGGAATCGACTTGATCAGCGAGACCTGCTGACCAGCCGTCGCCGCCATGATGTCGCGCATCGCTGGTGTCATCTTGAATTTCACGGTGAAGCCCGCCTTTTTCAGGATGGCTTTCAGCGCGCCGCTCGAGCGCGACGCAACCGACTGGGCGAAGTATTCCGCCAGCTGCGGCGCCGCCTCATCAAAGTTCGTCTGCCAGCGCTTCGCCAGCTTCCGCATCGCGTCTCGGAGCTCGTCGGCCGGCGTGCGATCCTGCGCCATGACCGGCTCATTGGCCCGGTATGCCGCGCGCAGCTAATACCGGACCGAATTGTCCATCTCGGCAATCAAGGCCTGCATCCGCTTCCGATAGGCCTGCTCGATGCCGGCATTAGGCCGGACCGCCGACAGGACCTTGTCGGTCTTCTTCGTCTCGATGCGCCTGGCCATCACAGCCACTTCGCGGCCACGTGCCGGATCATGCCGGTGATTCCGCCGCGCTTCCAAAGCGTCGGCATGAGTAATCCGTCGAGCTTCTGCGCCGCGGTGACCAGCGACGCACCGATGATCGCGTCCCGGATATGGCCGGCCGGGATGTGGTCGGTATGCTTGGCAACCACGGCCAACAGCTCATTGGTGAGCGCTTCGACGTCTTCGACATAGACCGCGGTCTCATAGCTGAACGTGGTCACGCGGCCTCGCGCTCCGGCGGCTCGTCGCGATCGCTCCCGTCCTCCTGGTCGCGATCGCCGCCGGCCTCCTCCGCGATCCGGGCGGCGCCGCCCCTCGGCTCGAGCCCTTCTTCCTCCTCCTCGAGGAGGTCCGGAACGTCATCGGGATCGATCCCCGGATAGCGCGAGTCCGGATTGTTCGCGATGCTCTTTCGGGTCTCCGCCGGGTCGAGCACTCCGCCATTGATCCTAATATCGTCCGTCTCCGCCTCGAGCTTCTCGACCTCGGCCTTTTCCTTCGGCGTCAGGTCGGTCAGCGGCACGAACGTGAACGTGATGGCCGGGTCGACCTCGCCCCAAAGGGACAGCATCACGAAATGCATAAGCCGTGTCAGGTTGGGCCGGATCTGCGCTTCCTGGCCGGCGTTGATCGTGTCGTCGAAGGTTTCGATTTCGCCCTCGGAGGACGCATTGAGGCCTGCCGGCGAGATGCCGAGCAGTTTTACCAGCGGGATGCGGCTCACGCTGGCCATGTGCTCCTGGGCTTGCGCCTGCAGCTGGTCCAGCGTCCCGAGCGGCGTCGAAACGTTGAAATATTCCTCGGTGTCCTTGTTGAGGACCAGAAGCCCCTGATTGTCTCGGTTGCTGTTGAACAGCACCAGGCGCTTGAACAGCTGCTCGCCGCCGGCCGCCAACATGGTCGACATGTCGGTCTTGATGCCGCTGGTCGAGAAAGTGCTGACCAGGTCGGAGACCGCTTGCCGGACGCGCAACCAGTTGTCGACGTAGGGCTTGGCCATCTGCGACATCGACAGGCCGCCGAACGAATACGCAGGCTTGAGATGGTCAGGCACCTCGCGGCCGATGAAGGTCAAGAGGCGCGTGGAATGCACCTCCTTACCCTGCACAAACCAGGATGATGGCTTGTACCAATCGGGCTTGAGCGGATCGGTGGCGTTGTAGCTCGACGGGTAGGTCCAGACCGGCTCAATGACGCGGAGACTCTTGAGCGAGCCCTTCGCGACCTTGAGTTTGCTCATCGAGTTCGTGCCGTTGCCGATCGGCAATTTCAACTCATCCCGATCGTCGGTGGTGCCCAGATCAAGATAGATGTGCGAGCGGCCAAAACCGCCATCGATCTCAAGCCCCTTCCGGATCCGATCCTTGACCTCGAGCCGCGTAAACTCGTCCTCAAGCTCCTTGATGCGCGCGGTCTTGTCGACCTCGCCGACGGCCTGGAATTTGATCCACTTCCGGGTCATCTCCGTCGCGATCGTCTCGATGATGACGCGATATTCCGGCCGCTGCATCAGTTCGGCGAGATACGGATAGCCGAGGAATTCGAGGCCTTCGGCAAACACCTGGTTGGCGAACGCGCCGGCCCAGCCGAGCGCCCCGCCCATTGCGCTGTCCTGCGCCATGGTCGCCGCCTCGATGCCATCAGGCAGGACACCCGGCGGCGGCACTGCCATCTTGAACGGATTGACCCGCGGCCGCGCAGGCCCGGTGCCGGCCGCGCGGAGGATCATCTCGTCAGTGAGCTTCGGCAGGAACGCCGGGATGTCGAGCGGCTTCTCGACCTCAGCGCCCTTGGCCTTCTTCGGCGACTTCGCCTTCTTCGCCTTCTTCCGCTTCGGCTTCTCGGCCTTGGCGCGCTCGACCTCGAGCAGCACCTCAAGGACGGTTTTGCGGATGTCAGAGGATTTCAACGTCAGCGCCTCGCGCCCACGGCCGGGGCGCCAGCGCGCCGCAAGACGTCGTCGCTGATCACCATTGGTCGTTTTCCAGTCAGTTCGTTAAACGCTTCGCTCGTCGAGTCCGCGTCGTCGTCATGTCCCGCGTTCTTCGCTGGCGGGAAGCCTTCCAGCGCCGTGAACCAGGCCTCATTCCAGGCGCCGCGCAGCACCACCACGTTGCCGCCTTCTGCCTGGGCGGAGAACGCGCCGAAGCGGACCACTTTGTCGCCGGATGCCGGCGCGAAGCGCGCGCGATAGCCGGCTAAGAGCTTCAGCAAAGTCGCCGCCTGCGCCTTACCCGCCTGCGCCGGGTCCTGCGGCAGCGCGATCACGCACGCGAAGCCATCTTGCGAAGCGATGTTTTTCAGAAGCCGTTCGACCTCCGAAGGCGTGCCGCGGATGCGGACCGAATGAGCGACGATAAAGCGCCCGTCCGGCATGCGGCCGATCTTCGTGCCAACGGTCCAGTCAGGATCATTGCCCTCGGTCTTGGGCGTCGCCGCCAAGTCCCAGCCACGAACAAAGTGCGTCCCCTCCGGGATCGCATCGACCACCTGGCACCACTCGTGGCGAAAGAGCAGGCCTGCAGCGGCGCGGATTTTCCAGTTGCCGCCGAGAAGCCGCTCGCGCTCGACCTTTGGCAGCGCCATCAGGTTGGCGTAGTAGCCCGGGTCCGCAGCCATCAAGGCCCGGTTGTCCGTGAGCTTCGCCGCGATAAACGTCAGCGACTTCGGCGGAATCGGGACTTGGTTGCCGTTCTCGTCCGGCGCGGTGTGTTCCGCCAGATCCTCGGGCCGACCCGCCCAAATGATCTCGTCGCCAATGCGGATGAACCAGCGCAGCACGCCCGCGCGCTCAGGGATCGGATATCCCGTGTCCGGGTTGATCCACCAGGCGATGAGCTGCGCAACCCAACTGTCCGCATCGGGGTTGCAGGTCGCCCGGATGTACGGCCGCACGCCGCACATCGAACGGTTTCGGCTGACCATGTACCAGAATTGCTTCTGGGTGAAATGCGTCAGCTCGTCGAAGCAAATCAGCGGGATCTGCGATCCCTGCCAATTGAGCACGGTCTTATCGTGCTCGAGGTGCTTGAACGATACCGTCGAGCCCGACGGGAACGACCAATAAAGGTCACCCTGGTTCGGCTTGGCGCCGAGCAACGGATAGAGCTTTACGCTCTCGTCCCAGAGCGCGCCTTCGTTCGTAATCTGCGGCGTGGTCCGCCGGAAGATGACGGCGCCGAAATCCTTGTTGCCGATGTGGCGAAGCGGCTCGAGCAATTCGGCAAACGATTTCCCCCCGCCGGCCGCGCCCCCGTAGATGGCGATATCGGCCGACGAACTGAGGAAAAGTGATTGAGGACCAGGTTGCGGACCGATGCGAACATTGAACGTCTGACGGACGTGCGCGCTACCCTCGCCCATTGTCAGGCAAAGCCACGATCATCACCTGTGCAGCCGGCTGGGCCGGAAGGTCTTTGCCATCCTTCCCCGTACCTCATGCTGGTGCTTGTTCGTAAAGGCGCCGCCGACTTCCTTGGCCGCGAGCTCGCCGAGTTCGGCGGCAAGAACCATGTTGCCCCGTTCCTCGGCGAGGGTTGCCATGCGGTCGAGCCGCCGCAGCCGGACCGCCTTGTTCGCGATCGGGATATCATCCAGCTCTTTCCGGAATTTCTCCCGGGTTTCGAAGAACAGCACCTTGAACTCCTCGCTCAGCGCCGCGCCATTCTTCGACGTCGGGTCATAGAAGTGCACCCGCTGGCGGGTAACATCGAGCCCGAAATCCTCTTTGACAGCCTTCACCACGAGAGAGGGCGGATCGAACTGTGCAAGCCGCTGGACGATAAACCGTTTTACGACGAACGGTAGTTCCTCAGAGTTGGCCATGGGCGTAAAAGAGCGTCAAACGAAATCGGGATAGCGTGGCTGGGGCGAAGGAAGGGAGACCATCCGGATGTCTGACGTGATCAAAGCTCTTCAAACGTTTTTCCCATGGGCTGCGGCCCTTCCCCTCCTACCAAAGCTCTTGCTGAGCGCGGTGCTGGTTTTACTGACAGTGCTGGTGTTGGCGGTAGTCTGGACTTCGCCAGCCAATCCAGAGTCAGACGGGACAATGTGGCCGCAAGATCGGACCTTACAGGGTTTGAAACGCCGCCTTAGCGCACTATCGGCTACGAACGCGCGTGTATTAAAAGTCGTGGCGCATGGCGGCCAGTACGGCGTTTATCCCGATGATGTTGCAAAGGCGCTGAAGATCGAGCGCGACTCGGCAGTTTTGCGCGCAAAAGAGCTTGACGCGGGCGGTCTGATAACGAGCAAATATCTCACGGATCTTAATTATCGAATAGACCCACGAGTCGTTGAGGTATTGCATCCGGCTGACGCGGCACAATTTTTAGACGGATACCTTCCAGACAAATGACGTGGCTGACCGTGAACGCGATCGCGCGCAGTTGCCACATGCGAAATCAATATCGGCGGCAGCGATCCCGATAAACCTACGCGCCTTCGACATACCTGAAGCCTTGGATCGCTCGAAAGTGGCCGCCGAAGCCTGTTCCTTGCCAAGCACCGCGGCCGGATGACTTGAGGGTCGCTTGCGACCGAGCCTTGCTTTCCCCGTAAAGCCGCGCCGACACCTGGGCCCATAACGGGTCGCGCCGCAGAGCTGCCGCAAGGCCGGGATGGCTGGTGTGGAATAACGTCAGCATGGGCCGCTCATATCGGTTCTGCCCCCTCCTCCACGCCGCGCAAACGGCGTTGAGAAAGCGCATGCCGACGCCGGCGCCTTGCCATTCCGGCATGACGACCAGGCGGCAAGCCCGCGCCTCGACGAAGCCCTGACGGGTCGAAAACGCGACATGGGCCACGGGCTCGTCATCGACAAACCCGACGTAGCATGTCGCGGCGATCATCTTCGGCGCTTTCAGATAGTGATGCGGCTCAAAATAGGGCCACCATCGCCAGTCGGTTTCGACGATCCGCAACCCGATTGGAGGACGTCGCTGAAGCCACCTCCCGGAAAAGCTGCCGGTTCGGGTGTCAAAGACCCAATCCGGCTGCAGCCAATCCAGAATGTCATAGTGGCAGGAAAGGACGACGACCTGGCCGCCGGTGCGGCGCCAAGCTTTCGCAAAAGCGTGCGCGCCAACCTTGGCGATCTGTCGATCGACCACGCTGGTGAACTCGTCCACCACCGCCCTGGCCGGCGCAGCGCACACGAGCCGGGCGAGATCGGCGCGAAATCGTTCCCCGGTCGAAAGCACCTGATAAGGCCTCAACCATGCCGGAACGGCGCCAAGCCCGACGGCAGAAAGTGCGCCCGTGACCTGGTCGAAGTCGGCGGCGGGCGCGATCGCGTCTATGATAGGCGCGTCAGCGGGCCAACCGTCGGCCGCCCAAAGCGCCTCGGCGCCGAAGAGCGCGCGGCCGATTGACGATTTCCCGGAGCCGGATGGCCCGACAACCGCACCGATCTTCCAGTCGAGACCGTCGATGGGCAGGTCCGCCTCGAGGTGGAAGGACGAGCCGTCATCGACATTGAACAGCGACTTTACCCGAGCAGCGCGATAACTGGTCGCATCGGCGCACTGATGATGAACGTCAACCCTCACGTCGTCACCACCCGAAGCTTGCAATGCGTAAGCGTCTGCAATGCGTCGTAGAGCGACCGCTGAACCGCCGCGTTCGGGCAGATGACGATCAGCCCGTATTGCTCACGGTAACGATTGTCCGGAGGCCTGCGCGTCGAGTTCGGCGCGAGCGCCGGCAATTTTCTCTTTCGCTTTTGCGCCGCCTTAACGACGCGGGCGACTTCGGTCGGACGAAGTCCGGCCGGTGACTCGTGTTTGGGCATGAACTTTGGCACTGATGTTCCCGCCGTGCGTACGGTGGCGGGATGATCGCGGGCGCGATCGGCTCAAGATCATGCGAGTGACAGCTCGCGGTTCGGGGTGCGTCAACACCCCTAGCCCCCGTCTCGTTCGATAAGGGGGCAAGATCGATATGCTTATCCGGGCGCTCCACCGCCGCAGGTCAGGCACGGCGGAGCCGCAGTCGGATCAGGCCTTGGCTGCATCCAATGCGGCGGCCACCGACCCGTCACGGTCTCATAGACGAAGCCCCACAACGGATAGCTGGCTGCAACCAGCAGGATGATACGCAGCACACGCATCGGGCTCACCTCGCACAGTTGCCGCATGCAAAGTCGATCTCGGCCTCGGCGATCGTCGGCCCCTGGGCAGCGGCGTCGATCATGGCCTGAACGCCGGCAGCTGCCGCGCCATAGCGGCGGATCACACCAAGGAATTCCTCAACGTCATGGCCACGGAGCGTGAAAGCCGGCACGCCGGTTGACTCGCGGAACTTCGGCGCGCCGTAAGGGTCCCGCTCGACGCCGCAATGAGACAGCTCATGCTCTACCAGGGCGCACCATTGGGCGTCTGAGCAGAGCGCGGCATAGGACGCAGCAAACGTCAGGATAAAATCGGGAATGTCCCCGAACCATTCCGTGAGCTGTAGCTCGGCGCGGGCCTTGGCCCATTTGCCCATCGCCGTCGGGTCGCCGCGCTCGGCCTGGCCGACGACGCGCCGGCCGTGCCGCGCGTTCTCGATCGACGTCCAGAGCACCCCGATATGCGCGTGGCGCAAATGGAAATGGTCATCGTTCTGCAGCGGCGCGCCTTCGTCGATGAAGGTCGAGCGCAGCCACGTTTCGAGCTCGGGCGCCGGGATGAAGGTCGGCGCCTCGAGATTCGCGGGGTCGAGCATGGCTGCGGGAGGCGCCGGGCGCTTCAACCGTGATGGCTCCGGAAACAGCCGGATGATCTCTGCCATGGACATCATACCTTACGTGAGCGTCACGCGCGGCAAAGAAGCGTGATGCCTATCCCGAAGGACTGAGGCACCTAAACCTTGCCGCCGTCGAAGCCGGGGCGTCCCCGGGCCGCTCAACTTATTCGAAAGGGGGTGCGGCCCGATCAGACTGGACAATGGGACCAGCAACCAACCTGGCCGGGCCGCACAACGCGCCGGGGAAAGGGCGCGCTATCTCAAGACGAAGCCGGCCAAGGGATCGGCCCGCTTGTTGCGCTGGAATTCATCCGCCGCGGCGATCATGCGCGCAGCCCAGTCCGTCAAACGACTATCGTCGGGGAACGGCTTCGTCAGAGCCTTCGCGCGATCGGCGGCCGGCTGTGAAGGCGGCGGCGTGCTGATCATGCGGCAGGTCCGGAATCAAAAGAGCCCGCGCGCGGGATGCGGCGGGCTCTCAAGGGGATGTGTCCAAACTCGAATTTCGGAAATCATAGCGATGATTCCAGAGAAGTCAAATCGCTGCGCTAGCACTGGTTAACAACAAAGGCGAAACGAACTAATCGCCGCGGCTCTCGACCACAAAATTAGTTAACAGCGATGTGGAAAAGCGGCGCCGCGAAGCGCGAATCATCAATGGGATTTTCGGAATTTATTCGCGTGGCACGCGCTCGACGATATGCTCCGGAAAAACCGGCACGTAATGCGATCGCCACGTCTCCTCATCGTGGATCCGACAATACACCGTCCCGAACTCGCCGAGCGGCCGGCGCACCACCATCCGGACGAGAACAACATCGCCCTCCTGGAGCGCCGCGACTTCCTGTCGACTGAGCGCGTTCATGCCGTTGCCGTCTCTTTCTGCCGGCGGAAGTCGGCGCGCGCAATCAGCGCGTGATAGACGCCCCATGCCTGCTCGAGCTGATCGTCGTCGAGATCGGGGCGAAGGATGCGGAGCGTCTGCACATACGGCGCCTTACGCGGGTCGACGCGTCTCGGCGCGGGTTCCACCAACTCACCCGGCTTATGAGCAGGTTTGGCTTTCCCCTTCTTCGGCCTATAGAATTTGATCTTTGGCGCGTCGGCGTCGAATTTCCTGCTGCGCTTCGATCGATAGTTCTTGTCGTCGCGGAAGATCTCGAAAAAATACTGCAGCACCATCTTGAGCACCGGCATCGATACCGGATTGATGGGGCGGCTCGTGACGCAGACTTGCTCGACCAGGTCGCGTTGCGCTGCCGGCATGTAGTATTGAAGCACGTCGAAATCTTCGCGCGCGTCGCGCTCGCGCTCCTCCTGATCCAGGCTGACATAGTCATCGCTGCGCCGACGGCCGATTTCGATCGGCTTCTCCTGGTCGGCGACGAATTGCCGGAAGAACGACGAGCCGGCGGCCGATCGCGCGCGGCCGTGGAAGCGTTCGAAGGTGTGATAAATCTCGGCAATGCGGAAGCCGGCGGAGACCTCCGCCGACGTGAGCTCGTCGTGCAGCGCGAGCCGCCCGAGCTCGGTGCCGAGGCGCGGATCCAGCCCGATCTTCTGCCCGTTGGTCTTGATCCGCTGCCATAGCGCTGGCGAGATCGGCTGCTTTGAAGTGTCCCCCGGCTTCAGCTTCCCACAATTGTATCGCTCGCCCGACTTCGCCGGCCGACCGCGCTTTGCAGCCATGATGCATATCTCCCCGCGCCAACGTTGACGATATGATATGTTTCGCGCGAAAAATCTACTGCTATCAACTAATTAGTATATCCGTCAACGTTCCGCGAGCGGAACGGCATAGAGCGTGTACCCATCTGTGGACGCCCCGCGAGATGCAAGCGGTTTTTGAAGAGCATTGGCGCGAAGTCGGA